AGCTTTAATGTTCTCTTTTACTATTTCTTCTTTACCCATTGCCTTTTTGATTGCCTTATCTTTAGCTGCTTTATAATCATCTCCGTCGATATCTCCATCTTGGTCATGATCTTTACCTTTTGCTTCTTCAAGATTTTCTATCATAAATTGAGTTTCTAAATAATTGAGTACATCTTTTTTAGCGAACTCTATCATTCCTGGTTCTGTCATTGGTCCCATCTTCCACTCTTCCCAAGCTTTAATTAACATATTAACACCCTTATCAAATAAAGGTCCCATACTCTCAACATATCCTCCAGTTTCGTAATCGTTTTCAGTTACTACTTTTCCTCCTTGAGTTTTTCTTCTTCTTCCTTCGTTAATAGCATCGTCTCCGTGAAAAAGTTGAGACTCTAATCCTGCCATATCGAAATCATACTTATCAGCAATACCAATCATCATTTCCATAGCAGCTTCTCTTTCGCTTATATCCCCATCAACTGCAATGTCTTGAATAGCACTAACACACATATCGAAAGCACCTCTACTTTCTTGTATGTTACTATCCTTAACTACTCTTTTTACCTTATCGGCACCTTCGTCTATTTCTCCAAGAGTTCTACGGACTGCTTGTCTAAACATTTTTAAGTGGTCTAAAGCTCCTTTTTTATCTCCATCTTGTATGTAGTCTATAGCGTTACCTAAATGTCCATTTTCTCTATGGTAATTTACATCTTCAAAAGAGTCATAGAGTTTTTGCATTTTTTCTAAAGGAGTACTTATTTTAAGTCTAAGTCCTGCTTTTAACATTCCGTCGTAATCAAAGTCTTTTGAAAATTTGTCTCCTAGTTTATATTCATGAGGGCGTTCATCTATACTTCCTGGAGTGTAATTCTTTATAGTCTCCATTTCACCATCAGACATAGCCTCTGCTACAAACTTTGCTTTTGCTGCATTAAAATCTCCTTTATGTAAAGTATCTACTACTTTTCTTCCTAGTATTTCTAAATCATCAGCAGATAAAGAATGTGGTTTATTGAACCCACTTAAGTATCCTGCTCCTATTGCTCCATATTCAGCTGGGTCAATAACATCGTCAACAGATTTAGCTACTTTTTCTTTAAGTTCTTCAAATTCTTTTTCTCCTTTTTCAGGTTTCGATCCAGGTTCTCTTTCTGAGATCGTTTCTGTTTCTTGCATGTAATCTCCAGGGCTTTCATAATTTACTGATAAAAACTCTTGAAAGTTATCCAATGCATCTTCAGGTTCTTGATCTCTTGATTCAGGATGTGTTTTAAAGAAGTCTCCTATAATTTCATCATCAATTAAACTCTTACCTGTTTTAGGGTTTGTGTAATACTTAATAATAAAATTAGCAATTGATTCTTCTTGGTTACTTTCTTGTACCATAACCAACCCTATATCTTTATAATCTATTTCATGCTCGCCACCATCTTTATCTAAAGCAAAAACTGAAGTATCATGCCACATTGCAGCATTATCGTCATTGTTAGAGTTAGGATTATAAATTACATACTCTCTTCCATTTCCTGTTTGAATGTGTGCATCGTCTGCATCACCTAATCTTTTAAGTAACTTTTCTTTAGTGTACTCCTCTTTTAGTTCAGCTTTTTTCATCCCGTTAAAAGTATCTACTTTATTCTTATCAGTTGGTTCTACCATTTTATCATGCTTATCAACTTTTGCTGATTCACCTGCTAATATATTTAGATAGTGCATTCTGTCTTTTTCAAGATTCTTGATTGCAATTTTTTCTGCTTTATCTCTATCCTCTTTATTTACGGTACCAGCGGAATTTACTCCAGCTTTTTCTAATTCAAAGTCTACTCCTCTTCTTAAGTCTTCAACCGAGTATTCAGATACCGGGCATTCATACTCTAGTGAAGCTTCTTCTTTTTTTACTTCATGAAGAATACCTTTACTTTTAAGGATTGATACTGTGTCCGGAAATCCGTTAAAGGGAGATAGGAATTGAGATAGTTCTCTCTTAGCATCTTTAAGGAATTGTTGTTTAGAGAATTTACCCTCTACAACTGCGTTATATTTTTCTTGTATTGTTTTCATCTAAGTAATCAAACATTTTAGTGTTATAAGGTCTTTTTTTATTTTTAACTTTTTTAAAACCTAGCTTTTCAGCTTGTTTTGTTGCTCTATTATCACCTTTTTTTTTACTAAAGGCAAATGGAGTTTGATATCCTCCTGCTGCTGCTGAGGTGCTAAGTTCTTCTATTACTTCTTTTATAGCTCTTCTTATTGTGCTCTTTTTCATAGCAATTTCATCTCATTTACCAGATCATAATATTGCATAAGATTAATAAGGTGGTTATCTGTTATTTTTTCTGTCTTAGTTAAAATCTTTATTGATTTAACTACTTCCTCTAATTTTATTTTTACTACTTCGTCTTTTATTCCAGAGGATAGTTCACTAATAAGCTTTTTAATTTTTAATATTTCTTCATTAACTATATTTCTTAGTCTAGTTGTTGAATCAACTGAAGTTATAAACTCTTTAAGTATATACTTCTGTTCTGGTAAAAGATTCTTGTAGTTTGTGTTGAACTTCTCTAAAAGAATTTTATATGTAAGTAACCTTAAGTCCTTATCGTACTTGGCATACTCTTCAATTAATGTATCTTTTACTGTATTTTTATCTGCTTTAGAAGAAGTTAAATGTTCTATAATAGTAAGTTTATTATTTATTAAAAATTCCGGTGCAACTAGAGTGCTAGAATTTTGTGCTTCTAAAAGACAGTACATAGCTGCTAGTGCTTTATAGTCTCTAACCTGTATACCGAAGAACTCTTCAATATTATAATGTTTCTTAACTTCTGAGATTAGCCTGTACTTCTGTTCTTTCAGAGTTTTTTGATTTAGCTTTCTAGAAATTTCAGTAATAGTTGATAAAACTGTTTCTGCTTTTACTTCAACTAAATTAGTATTTTTAAGTATGTACTCATAAAGTTTCAATTCTTTAGCTAGTATAGAACTACCTGCAAAAAACTCTTTGAGTATACCTAAAGCTGGTGATTCACTTTTTGACAAAGTGTCTGCTGCTATCTGCTTTACTAATAGTTCGTAAATCAGGCCGGTATTTTTAAACTTTGAATGTTTTATCTTCATAATGTACGGTTCCTATATATAAATATGGGCTAGTTATCTAAATCTTTAAGTTGATTCTCATCTAATAGTTTAGACTTATCTTTATTTTTTGTTTCGTATACCATTTTTTTATCTTGTTTGAATGAATCTTTTATTTGATGGTATACTTTTTGTGTAAGAAGATTGTTAGATTCCATTACGTTTTCATTATCTGAGTCAAATCCTCCGTGCATTCCGTGTACTCCTAATCTATCTCTACCTCCTAATGGGTCCTTATTAGTACCGTAAACGGACATTTTTTCTCTTGGTCTACCTCCTTCAGGTCCTATTTCGCTATATCCTGGAGGTACTTCTCCTGGGCTGTTTCCTTTTTCTGTTGAGGTTGCTCTTCTACCGTACATAGATGCTAAGTCGTGAGGGGTACCGTAAGAGCGTCCAGATTTAGCTGGATCGTTTCCTTCTGCTTCTAATTGACCTAATCTAAAGGTTCGTTTAGAGTCCTCTCTTACTAGATCTCTCATTTCGTTATACTTATCTTCTGATAAATTAAATATACTATCGTATATATAATCTGTTGAAAATAGTTTAGAGTCTTTCATTTGATTAGCTAAATCAACCTTCTCTTTAAGTAGTGCTACTTTTTCTTGTTCAAATATAATAGACGGATTAGTCAACGCTATTTCAAAGTTTGTTAAACTTTCTCCAGTAAATCCTTGTGTATATAAATGTACTAACGCAATCTTAGTTAATTCAGATTCTAATATTCTCTGTATTCTTTCTACAGTTCGGGCAAATCTTATATCTTCTGCTGCTAAAGTAGCTTTTCCTTGTAAATCTCCTTCATATCCAAAATATGCTTTAGGTACCTTAAGAGCGGCAAACATTTTAGCCTGTAGGTAGTTTATATCGTTTGTTCCATCGTATTCCAGTCCTTTAGTTGTTTCAATTCTAGTAGAAGCATCTCCTCCTCTTACAGGTACGTAGAAGTCTTCCATCATATTCTGCATATTGAACTTTAAATTATACTGCCCTGTTTTAGGGTCAACATAAGGTGTTTTTTTCATTGTGTTGATAGTCTTTTGCATAAACTGATCAACTTCTGCAGGAGGTATAGATCCTACGTTTACAAAGAAAGTTCTTTTTTCTGGTGCTCTCATTATACGATGTATCAGCATCGCATCTTCCATTAATGTAAGTTGTTTGAATATTTTTCTAGCTGGTTCGATGTATGATCTACCATAAGGTAGGTAGTTAGTATCTGATAATAATCTAAAGTGAGCTACTTCGTAATTGTCTAGTACTATTGCATTACTATCTCTTTTAGGTACGTACGTAGGTTCGTTTGAAGCCATAATACCATCTGGGTCTATTGCGAATTGGACTTTTCCTGGATCTTCTGGGTCGAGTCCTTCATATCTTGCCATATTATAGACTGTGTAAGGAAGCACGTTATATACTCCGAATGTTTCAGCAACTTCGAGCTTTAAAAAAAAGTCTCCATATTTACACATATTTCTAACCCATGACCATAAGTTAAATTCTATATTTAATACATCGTAAAATAGATTGTAAAGTACTCTTTGTAGATTTTCATCTGATGACTTAATTGAGAGTACTTCTCCTTGATCACTTTTAAGTGTTGCTTCATCTGCTAAAATATCTAATGCTGATGCTATTATAGGATCGGTGTCCATTGCTTCGTAATCAGAATATAACTGTACTCTTAGGGTTTGGTAATTTAGATTTGGATTGTATATATTTTTATTATTATATATGTGCAATCTACTAAATCTATCAACTAGTGAATTTGTTTCAAAATTACCTGTTGTTTGTATATTGTTTATATCAGCAACCTTAAGCTGGTCGCCACCTACGTTTCTTATTATTACATCGGAGGAGAAGAGTGTTCTTAGTCTCCCAAAAAGAGAAGTATCAGCCATTAATGCTCTGTTTTATTAGTATATCTATTATAAATAGCTCGTTTAAAGTAACCAAGAAATATCTTCGGGTCCATAGCCATTATCTACAATATACGGATTATTTTGCTGGTTTCCAACTGATCTTATGACTCCTTTGTTTTGAGCGTTTAAATTTTGAAATGATGATAGTTGAGCTCTAGCTAGATCCATTCCTTGTTGTCTTAATCTTAATGCTGTATCTCTTACATAAAGTGCTGTAGCACATGCTATAAGTAGGTCATCATTGTAGTTAATTTGTGCTTGTGGTTTACCATTTTTCCATACAAATACTCTCATCTCACCTATTAACCTTTTAGACTGTATTGTAACTCCTTTTTCTCTAATGTATTCAATCATCTTAGCTATTACTAAGGGTCTAGTTCTAACTGACATTGTAAATCCAGGTACTAGTTTGTCTCTTTCGTATTTAGTCATATAAGACTCTACTGTTTCCATTTGTGATTTAGAGCTATAGTATAGATTCTTATATTCTCTTTCTAGTATCTGTTCTATTGTAGCCCATCCTATGTTAGCGTTTTCAACTACCAGTAAAGCATCGTTAAATTCTGATGCTATTCCTACTAGTACGTTTCCATAATCTTTAGGGGAAAGTTTACCTTTGTATTCACCTACCTGGACGCAATTTTCTATATCAAATATATGAAATGCTGAGTAATCTGCAGAGTCACCTCTTGCTACATCGGCAACGACCATATACGTTTTAGAATAATCTACTCCTTCCCATATCCATAAATTACCATCTACTCCTCTTTTTTCTAGTGGATCTTTTTGGTACGTTTGTTCGTAAAAGAGCATATCATCAGGTTCAAATACTGTATCTCCTGATGCTAAGAAATCACAGTCACATTCTTGTCCTGCCATTCGTGGACCTAGATCTGCATCTTGCTGTATTCTCCATTCTTCGTTTCTTTCAGGGTGAACTGTCCAAGGTAGTCTAATAGGTACAAAACTGTTTTCTCCTGATTCAGCTTTATCCCATGTTTGGTGAAACCAGTTACCTATCCCGTTAGGAGTCGATAATGCCATACATTGACCACCAGTTGCTAGGGTTTGTTGTGCTGCTGTAAACGTTTCTTGAATGTTATCAATAAAGGCTGCCTCATCGATAAGTAGTAGTGATACTGCCTCTGATCTTGCAGCATCGGCGTTAGAAGATTTAGCTGTAATTTTTGATCCATTCTTTAGTCTTAAAGATAGTTTATTTTTTTCTAAAGCAGGTAGCTTTAACCATTTTGGCAATTGATCGTACATAAACATAGTTTTAGAAACTAAGTTTCTTGCAGTAGCTTGAGTTGTTGCTAAAGCAAGTACGTTCTTATCTTTATGAAATAACATAAGCCATAGAGAATAACCTGCAGCTAAAGTAGATATACCTAACTGTCTAGATTTAAGAGTAATTAGGTATTGATGATCTCTAAATAAGTGTAATACTTTATCCTGAAATGGATATAGATTAAATAATATACGCCCTCTAGTAGGATGCTGTATATAACAGTATTTCCGCATAAAATATGCTGGATCTTTAGCACACTTGATATACTCTTGTGCTATTATCTTTTTTATGTCTTTTGCCATAACTAACTTATTTTTACGTACACTGAAGAGATAGAGCTTTGGCTACCTGCATAAAGTAATACGTCCGAGGATGCATTTTTAACATCTTCTTCACTCCCGGTCTTAAAAGCATCTAGAACTTCTAAAGCTTGGTATTTTGAAAATATAAATTGTTTAGTAAATGTATTTTCAATATCTTCTCTACTAGGATTAATACCGGTATATTTCTTTAATAAGTAACTAAATCTTTCAATAAAACTATCATTAAGATCATTAGCCATTATTTTTGCTTCACTATTAGTTGGTATTGGACCAAGGTTATTTCTATCTAAGAACATTTTTAATGGACCTCCACCAATTTTACCTCCTGCTGCTTCTGTGCCTTTTAATTCTCCCTGGAATTGGAAACTACCAAAGTCTCTTAATTGTAATTTAGCTCCATTAGTAAAGTATAGGTAAACATCTAAAGATTTTGAAGAAGCGTTATATTCACCGTTAAATGTACCAGGTGCTTCTTGTTTTTCAAAATTATATACTTTAGAAGAAGGTGTGGAAGTTTTTTTAAGAGATATACCAACTAAAGATTTATTCCTATATAAATCTATAAGTTGATTATTTAAATCAGTTAAATCAGTTTCAAAAGTTATTCCCTTTATTGAAGTATCAACCGCCCAGATGTCTCCTGGGTTCCATTTATTGTCGTCTATTCTTCCAAGTCCTCCCTTTTTCCTAGCTGTTTTCCATGCACCATATAGTTTGTTTACGAAATCCGATCCTCTATGGAACTCGAAATTTGTTTTGTTTACTACTTCTAGTATCTTATTAGCAGTTGCTATTAGAGGTTGAATCCAATCTTCTCTACTCTCTATAAAAAGTACTATCTCCTCTAAGCTTGAAGTAGTTGATGTGTATTTTTGAGCTTTTATTAAATTTTCTTTTGTTAAATCTTTCTCATCTATTGCACTTCCTTTAAGTCTAAAAGCTATTGCATTAACTAAGCATTGTGCGGATTCTTGAAGATCGGTATTAAGTGCTCCTCCACCTGAGCCTTTTCCTCCGCCAAATTCAGATGTTTTTTCCAACTTAGAAGTAGTAATTGAGTCTCCTTCTTTATTAGTTAAAGTTACCCTTCCTTTAGTTTCATCCCAATTTTCTAACTCAGCTACTTTTTCTCCTTTAGGATCATGAACTAAAAAAGTCTCTTCGGAATCATTTAACTTTAAAGGTTGGCTATTCTTTATTTTACTTATCAGTATATCAATTCTTTTCGTACCTTTATTTTCTCCGTCTTTGGAAACTTTAGCAAGTTCACCAGGAGATAGTGGTGTCTCATATAATTTAAAACCAAATATAGATTCAAACAAAGACATATCCTCTTGACTGTTAATGTCAGGGTATCCTTTTTTAGTCTTATATGACCATTCTAATATGACTTTATCTATAAGGTTCATTATGCATCTAGTTCTTCTTTGAAAGTACGGCCGGCTTCTGTATCTCCTTTATCTGCTTCCCATGCTCCCATATAATCAGAAATAAATTTTTTAAGTTCTTCACCTTCTAACCCTACAATATACCTACCCATACGATTTGCTTC